CATTTGCACCTTCTGCAAAAGTTGCATCAGAAAGTTTGCTTTCAACCAATTTGCAAACGGATTGGTACGCCTCTGGAGTAATAAACCAAGGGCTAAAATAAATTTTTTCTAAAATGTGTTGGAATCTCATTTTTTTGTTACCGGTTCAGTTTCCATTGAGTCTTCGCTCTCAGATGTATCTTCAGATTCGCTGGTATCATCTGATACCATGCCTGTATCCTCTTCTTCACTTTGATCTAACGGATTACCGTCTTTAGTGAGCATTCTGAACGAAGATTGCGGAAGATCATACTGCTCCATTGCTTCACGGATTCTGAGTTCTTCCATTGCCCTTTCTTGAATGTGTTGTTCAAGCGTTTTGCCTTGTTCGCCTAAAATCTCTGTAAGATTCTTCATGCCGAGCTTGTAAGCTTCTCTTGTGTCGGCATTTGCATATCCAGAATCAACCGTAAGAACGGGTGGAAGCGTAAAATTCCAATGTAGACTACCTCCCAAATCAGGCCCTTTATACTTTGGCAAAATGCCAATTTTGATTGCCTTTGAAATTGCATATCCAATGCGCCTACGGGCTACTGAGCGAATCAAGTCTTGCCTGTCATTGATTGTTCTGTTCACCTTGGAAATAATCAACCGCACGTTTGCCCCGGTTCCTTCTGGCTTCCAGTAATACTCAGGAGGCATTCCAGCCCCAATTAAGGCATTTCTAATCAGCCTTTCCATCAAGCGATCTGTTGCATCAGATGGTGTTTCGTTCTTTAATTGCTCCAGCTTTGATCCACTCCCGGAACGGAAATACCGTACAGTTCCTCCGTATAGTTCTTCGCCAATAAGCTGAGTTGGGTTTTTCGGAGCTTCCATGTTCATCAACTGGAAAGCCGGATCGTATGGATCACCCATCCCAACTTCATTGTGTTCTATCAGGCCAATAGAACTTGCAAGCATTGCGGCTTGCCGCACATACCCTTGAACAGTTGTTAAGTCTCTTAAATCAAGCAGGGCAGAAGTAAAGCACGGAAACCCGCGAACCTGATCCGGGACTTTTGGCTCATACAAAAAATCAACTGAGAACGCAGAGATTTCACGATCCATCTCTTTTTGTTCACCAAGAATCCTGAAAGCAATCGGCCTTCCTTGCTTATTTAAGATGACACCATTGTACTCTCTAGCACCTTTGTAGGATCCATTTTCGACGTAATCTCGCTGATCTCTGGATCCGATTGAATGCCAAGGAATTTGCTGAAACTGAGGATACCCATCTTTGGTTTCCGTATAAAGTGTGGCAACATCTCCGTCTCGATCAACTGCCACAGAATCCAAATAAAGCTTGCTTTGAAAATCAGATCCGTCCGTATACGCGACAGGGTAAAACTGATTTATCAACCAATCAGTTGCAAGCTTGCCCCATTCCCGATCTTCACCGCAAAAAATCGGAAGCCATTGCCTGCCAACTGCCAACATTGATTTGTCCTCAATCGCACCTGCGACAACACCAAAATTCCAATAAAGTTGATTTGATGCGCTGACAATTCGCTTCCACTCACCAATACCAACTTCCTTGCGAATGCTTTGGGTGTGGGGATGCCAGTAAGGACGCAAGCCGCTCCACCCGGCTTGAATCAATCTTTGCGACTGGATTAAGCCGAGAGTTGCGTTTACTTCTGGAACAACAAATTTTGAAAGAAGCTTCTCGAGCATAATCAGTTAAAAATTGCAATCGAACGAGTAATCGGACGAGTGATGCCTCTCATCTTGGCATCCAGCGCCATTTGTGCAAGCGTGACAACTTCTTTTGGAGTCAGTTTTGACCCGAATTCAAGAGTAAATGCTGTTCCGTTTACGGAAGAATTAACAAGAATTCCTTCTCCAGATTTTGTGATTTCAAAAGCAGCATCGCGAATTTCGCGCAATTTATTGACATCTTGCTGCAAAAATACTCTCAACAGTTGAGGGGTCGGATTCACGCTTTTTCTAGGTTGTCAACTTTTACATCTAATTCGGTATTCACTTTGATGATGTTTAGCATCATTGCCGCGACCACTTGCATTGCCTCACAATCCCACAAATGATTGGCTCGCAATTTTTCCCACCGCATTTTTGTCTTTTTGGTTCCAGCCTCTACTGAATCGCGTTTGATTTCAGAATTCATCTGAAAATGCCAGTCGTTCGACGTATCAATAGGGAACTCCCAATCTGGGCTACCCTTTGCCCTAAGCATGGCAAGCGTGTCTTTTACGCCTTCGTTTGCCCAGTTTATGTATCCAATGTTTGATCCATTTGGGCTTTTTGCAACCTTGTATGGAGAAAAAAACTTTTTGATCGGGCGTTTTGAGTTTTCTGGATAGTGATAAAAACCATCTTGGCCACTACCATGGAGTGCTGTCCATCCCCATTTTGAACAGTCATTATACACATTTCCGGGCAAATACCCGGCATCCTCAAACACTAATTTGTCTCGAACCTTCAGCCTAGTTTGCAGATCACGAATTGTTTCCTCTGTGAGAACTTTTCCTTCCCATATCAGTCGAGATGTTCCATCTGCCCTCCATGCCCTACAGACGACCCAAAAGTGATCTCGCTGTCTGTCAACAGTAATGAATCTTGTAACTTCATTGTCGATCATCTGACCATCAGCAAATTCACCTTTATAGTAATTGCCAGCAGTAAGCTGAACCATTGGCAAATTATTTTGCTGTTTCCAAATGTTTGCTGCACGTTTTTGTGTCCATTGTTTCAGCGCATTCAAATCTCCTTTATTTTTGAGTTCGTTTGCCTCAATCCATTCTCTGACAATGTCGCCCCATTCAACCCAATGTACTGCCCATGCAGGCCAATGAAAAGATACGTGCTTGCTGATGGAGTTGTTCTCCATTGCTTTGTATTGCGACCGATCACTTAGCCCCCTCCTTCCGGCAACTGTATTTGGAGTCTTGTGTTCGCATTCCGGGCATTCATGGTAAATGCTTTTTGCAATCTCATCCCAATTCCATGCTCCGTCATCAAATTTGTGTTCAGTATATTTGATGTCATTCCAGACCCATTTAATCCATCTATTGCATCCTTTGCATACCGTCCCCCACTCATGCAGTTCACCTGCACCAAACTCTCTGTCCATATCGTGCCCCTCATCCCAACCTTGGCTTACTAGAATCGTTTTACGATTCCATCGGTCGTGATGACGCTTTTTCATTTCGCCAATCATTCCCGGTTTCCATTGCCAAGTCTCGTCACCAATACAATATCGCATCGATTTGGCTTGCAGGCTGGACATATTTGCCCCGCAAATAAACAAAGCCATGTGCGGGAATATAATGCTAGTCTTCCGCTTCATGTGCCTATCCGAAGGAAACAAATCTCGAATTGGCTCGCACGTTTCAAGAATAGGCATCAATCTTGAGTCAGCCCAGTCTTTTGCCTCGTCATCGTTTTGACTCACCAATAATGCAGGCCCCGGTTGCTGTGCGATAATGTACGGTATTACAAGCTCAAGCAAGGTTGTTTTGGCTCCTCCAGTTGGCGCACAAATTGTTATTTGTTGTACCCCGTCATCTTGGACAGCCTTAATGATGTCATTTAGCCAAGGAGCAAGACTTGAATCAAAATATGTGCTTCTAGCAGAATGAGGCAGTCTTACATTCTGCTTCATCCAATCCAAAGCCGTACCTTTGAATTTTGGCATTGCTCCATGCCATATGCCATCATACACACAATTCATTCTTCAATAGGATCTGCTGTTTCAGCTTGCTTTAACTGTTCTCTGAACCTTTCAAGCATAATACTAAACCGTGAGCTTAATCTATCCCGGATTAAAACCGCTTCCGCCCCTTCAATCTGACCCGGAAGGTCATTCTCAATGGCATTAAGTTCAGCAACAAGTAAAGCCCCGGCTTTGATTGATAAATCTCGAACTTTGTCCTTGCGGATAAGTTCTCCTTTTTCTCTGGCATTTTGAAGGTCAAGTTTTTCAACTTCTTTAATAGCCTTCAGTCTTTTTGCCTCTTCGATTGTAATTTGAGATGGATCCTGTTGTTCCCCCTCTGTTGGCTTGTGCTTGTTTTTTAGAAACTTGATGTAATCGCGGGTAGATGTCACAAGATCATATGTCCCGTGATCGATCTTGTGTATTACACCTTTGTCCGTAAGTATCTTGATCCATTGCGGACTTACATCATAAATGTCAGCAATGATTCTCGTTGATACTGGAATCTTCTTCATTTTCCTTCGTGGACAAATTTAAGGAAAGTATACAGTCTCTCCGTTGATGTTTTAAGTTGTTCTTTGTCGCACTTGACCAGTCCGTACTCCATTTTCTTGAGCCAAGAATTGCTCTTGTTTACCCAGTTGTAGAAAGTTTCCGGCGGCGACAACTCAATCCGTTCTTCACCTTGTTCTTTTGCTGGAACACAAATGGCAAGCATAGCCTGCCTCATGTGATTATCCTTCAGAAGATCGTCTCTGTTTTCTGAAGATTTCCTGACCTTGATCCATGCTTTCTCAACAGACTCAGAAATACCTAAACCAGAAAGCATAGACTGATATACTTCCGGCTGAGATTCCTTCGCTGAAATCAATTTATCTCCAAGATCCCACGCCAACTGCACTAAGTCAGTATTGGCTTTTTGAAAAACCTTGGCCTTGTCATTAAGCTCCCCCATCAAGTGGCGGATCTCTGACT